CTTGAACGAGTCAACCTGATCTGGTCGCACGCCCTCTCCAAGATGTAGAACACCAGGAGGCGCGGCCTGCGAAACGGCTTTTGCGTTATATGCCGCCGCATCTAGGTCTGCAGTGATTGTTTCAGCAAGAACTTCAAGCGGAGAAAGTCCAATTGGGCTGTATGTCACTGGGTTCGCGATTACAACGATAAGTTCATCGTTCTTGTAAATTGCAACCTGCCGACCAGCGCTGTCTAGTTCGTAGTATCGCGGCTTGCTTTCGTCCCTGCCATCCCACGTAGTATCAAAGGCAATGCGGGCGGCGTCTTTATTCCAGAGGTATGCGATTGGGTCTGCTCCGACCCTAGACCCGACTTTCTTTTCAATCTCAATTGCGCCTTGGTCCAGAACGAGAATGTCTTCAATCACTGGCTCAATAAATGATCGCCAAGAATCCCCCTTCGGGTTTGGTCGGCGGAACAGTTCGCGCAACTTCTGAACCGTTCGTGGATTTGCGCTATCGCCAGCATCGGTGGTGACGATGTCCCACTTCGCGCGGCTGATCTGCTGTCGCCTGAGGTTTACGGCGGCGCGAATCCAAGGGTTGTTCCTTGACCATCGTCGCAATTGCTCCGTGCTCATCTTGGCAATCGTGTTTATTGATTGAGCGCCACTCGTGTTTATTGATTGAGCGCCACGAGCATACGGATAAGTGTCAGGTGCGAATGACGGGGTTGCCTTCTCCGTTGTTGGCTGCGTTCCGCCGCCGAAGAGACGCTGAAGAATGGAGCGCTGTTCTGCCATGATTACCTTCCGCTACGCTGTTTTCTGACCGCATCGGTCCAAATTGTTTCTACTGCGTCAGTATTGACAAATTTACGCATTTCGTCAATGGAGCAGTCCACTACACGTATCCCATTGACATAAGTAGTCGTTCTCTTGTTAAGCGCCTTCGCCCACCACACGGGGACGACGAATGTGCCGTCGGTGAATTGTACCTCAAGGGTGGAGTCAACGCTTGGTATCGTCATCTTCCATTTCCTCTGTGTCCGCGTCATGCCGGTGATGTCCCTGGGGTGACCCAAAGACTGCTAGCTCATTGTGAAGCGCCCGCATAATGCTGTCAATATCTGTGTCTGCTGTCTCCTCATCCTCACCCTTGAGCATCTCGTCAACCCGCAACTGGATCTTTCGGCGCTGCGGGACGCTCTGACGGCTCTTGTGGAGGTCGGTGTAGCACCACTGGCAGACGTTGTAACGCTTCTGACCCCTTGCCCTTGGGATCATTGGTTCTGGGATCATTTCGGTGACAAGGTGGTCTGGTCCAGCAAGGATGCCGCAGGATGCGCATCGGGGGTGGGACCGCCTGCCCTTCTCGTATGACTCAATTACTGGCTGTATCTGTCGCTGGAGTCGGATCAGCGCTCGGGCCAAATCCTTTATTTGGTCGCCGGAATAGTTAATCTCGTTGCATAACGTGCATTGGAGCATTGCAGTAGTATACCACGCATATTAAGGCTATATTGAGTTAGGGTTAAGAAATCTTACCCGTAGATTGTTACAGGCATTTTGATATGTTACAATCCTGTAGTATTAGGCGGAAAACCTGCCAAAAATCGTCAAAAGTGAGCAGAAACCTCACCTCTTGACGCAGGTAAACTATTAGTAAATTATAAGTAAAGTCATAGCAGCATTGGAGGCTCCGTGGATTTTAAGCTCTATACCAGCGCCCTAAAGGCATATACGGCCGAAAACGGCGAACTTCACGTGCTCGGCACTACGTCCTCAACCATCCGAGACCTGCACGGGGATGAGATGACCCTCTCTGCATTGAAGTCCATGGAGGAGACAGCCAAGCAGAATATGACTGTCTTCCTGAACCACAACTACAACGTTCCAGACGACATCTTCGGATCAGTCACTGACGCCCGGATTGTCAAGCGCTACGACCAAGAGTCGGGTCAGGATGTTTACGATCTTGACGTTGATGTCCGAGTAGTCGGGGAAGACGAAAACCCCCTTGCAATGAAGACCTACCGTGCGATTAAGCGCGGAGTTAAGCTTGGCCTATCTATTGGCGCCAAGGTTGATAAGGTCTCAAAGAAGAAGGGCGACGGCGGCGAGGACACCTATGTCATTGAGAGCGTCAAGCTCCTTGAGACTTCTGTTGTCGGCATCCCTGCCAACCAGCGCTCATACCTACAGAATGCACTCAAGAGCCTTAAGCAGGCAGAGCAGACTGGCGAACTTGAGATTGTTGAGAAGGCTGGTCCAAAAGACCTCGTTGAAGGCGACTTCGTCCGATGGGACTCCAGCGGCGGTGCCGCCCAAGGTCGCATTGAGCATGTCATGCGCGAAGGCGTTCTTGGCGTTCCTGAGTCTGACTTCAAGATTAATGCAACCCCAGAAGACCCAGCGGCTTTGATCCGAATTTATCGTCCCCAGGGAAATGGCTGGGGTGAGACCGACAAGTTGGTCGGTCACAAGTTTTCTACGCTCCGCAAGATTGAAGCACTCAAGCCTGCGGAGGATGTTGAAAAAGACGCGCAGAAGGCTGCTCCTGATGGGCTGCAGGTTGGCGATTATGTCAACTGGCCGATTGGCGGGCAACTTGGCTACGGTGAGATTGAAGAGATCATCACTCGTGGCCCCGTCGCCTTGCCTGGCTCGGAAGAGTCCGTTGAGGCATCGCCGGAGAACCCGGTGGCGATCATCTGTGTCTACGCCCCACACGGCGAAGACTGGGAAGATAGTGGTGTGTATGTGGCTGTACAGTTCAGCGCGCTCACCCGAAGTAATCCGCCTGTAGAGGCGGAGGAAGACGAGGAGACAGAAATGTCCGAGACCGAGAAGGATCGCCGCTGTCGCGGAAGAGACGGAAGAGGAAGCCGCCCCAGAGGCGATCAAGGCTTCCGCAGAGCCTTGCGACTGCCCAGAGGGTGGCTGCGAGTGCAATAACGAAGTTGCAGAGGAGATCGTGGAGAAGGCTGTTGAGCCAACCCCCGCCCCAGCACCTACACCAGCACCAGCGCCGGCTCCTGAGCCAGCGCCTGCACCGAAGCCTGATGATGCGCCCAAGGCGCCAGAGGCTGATTCGGACAAGAGCTCACGCTACAAGAGTGGCGTAAGTGATCAGGTCCTTGTCGGCATCAACGGGATTCTTGCCGACCTCACCGATGAGGACCGCGATGCGGTTCTTGCTGGTCTTGGCGTCCAGAAGGACGGCGAGCCAGTGGTGGAAGAGGCTCCAATTTCCGATACTGAAGTGACCCTTGAGGTCGTTCAGGAAGCCCCTGCCGAGGTCGCTGTTGAAGCCGCCCCGGATGTGGTTGCCGAAGATGCTGCCGCTACTTCTCTGGAGGAAGTCGCTGCCATCGCCAAGTCGGCGCTCGATGCAGCCATTGCTGCGCAGCAGGAGGTTGTTGCGGTTAAGTCCGTGATAACCGAACTGGCTACGGACAAGGCCAAGGTCGAGGGAGAACTTGCCAAGGCTCTGGATCTCGTTGGTCGTTTGATCAATGTCCCAATGGGCCGAAAGCACGCAACTGTAGAAAATACGAAGTCCACGAATGGAGAGAAGGCCCCGTGGCTGGACCCATTCATCGCGCGTCTTCTTGACGCACAGGAGTAAAAAATTATGAGCGACACACTTCGCGAGAAGCTGCAGGACGTTCACAAGGGACTTGAATCCCTGAACGACACCGCAATTGTCTCACGCACCTCGGGTGCTGAGGACAATCTCGACGTCGCAGAGGCGTATGCCGTCCAGCGCGAACTTCGCAAGAAGTTCGGCAAGATGAGCACCGCTGAGCTCGGCGAGGCACTTGACATTCAGGCTGGTCGCGAGACGGGGAAGCAGGCTTCGGCTGATATCCTTAACCGACTTGCAACCGCGAACCCAAACATTTCTAAGCTTCTGGACAGCAGCGGCGGCGCGGCTCTTATCCGACAGGACCTTGAGCCAATCCTTTATTCGCTGTTTGTAAAGCGCTTCCCAATGTTTGACCGACTGCGCAAGGAGCCTGCAAACGGCCTTGTGCACGCGTTCAATCAGCAGACCGCCTACGGCGACGCAGTCTTCCAGACGGAGACTGGCACCGTGACGGACGACAACAACACCTACGCTCGCCAGACGACGAACGTTGCCGTGCTTGCTACCCGCCGTGGTATCACGCTTAAGCAGCAGTTCGCTCTCACTGGTGGCGGGTCGCCGTTCAACGGCCTCTCGGCTGAGCTTGCTGGTGGCGTAACCGCCATCGCACACAAGCTTCAGAAGCAGGTTTTCCAGGGCAACGCCACGGTCACCTCGGGTGCAGGCGCGACCACTGAGCTCGGCGCGTATGACGCGAACGGGTTTGACGGTCTCCGCAAGCTCTTGGGTTCGGCTGCTGGACAGGGCATTATCGCGACGAAGGGCACTGCTGCCTATCTCGCCACGATTAACAGCGCTGTTGCCTCAGTTCTCGACAATGGTGGTAACCCATCAGCAATCGTTTGCTCGCCAACGGACTACGCTGGCCTTGTGCCTTGTAAACGAGCTGACGAGCCTTGTCCGATACAACGCACCAGCATCCGATGAGGTTGCGGGCGCGACGTTTGGTCAGGTTGTTACGGCTGCTGGCGCACTCCCGATCCTTGCGGTCGCGGGCGATGCTATCGGCTCGTACACGGTCACTTCGCCAACGACGGCGAACTATCGCGATATGTACATCATTGACGAGGACACCTGGTCAATGCCGTACCTCGGCGCGGACAGCATCACGACGCTGGAGATTCCAGTGGGCGTGAACGGTGCTCTTTCCAAGCTCTACATCATGTATGTGATGTTCGGTCTTGCGAACAAGGCTCCGCAGTTCAACGCAAAGGTTCGCGTAACCGTCTAATCGTCAACTGACGATTGGTCTGGAAGGGGATCGGGCGAAAGCCCGGTCCCCTTTCTGTTACCATAAGAAGATGAGTGGTGACAACGGTTACGATCTGGCAAAAAAGATTGCCCAGAGAGCTGCGGACAATTACGACCCCTTTTACAGGGTGGAAGTCCGTGGTCCGCTTGAGGGGAACGTCGTATTCTCAGACGGCAGCATTTACAACTTCAAAGAGGGTATTGCAATGGTTCACAGAAGGAACCTTAGCGAAGCCTACA